CTTTAGGTCAAGGAGACTGATATGATTAAAAAATACCGCGTATTTAATAAGCTGACCAGCCGTTACCTCGGAACGCTCGATAACGGGTACTTGGAGTTCGATTCCGCAAGAGCCGCCAGAAGGTACATAATCAGAGCGGGGAAAAGGCCTGATATTTTCAGGATCGAGGAGGTAAGGGCGTGACAAAAAATTTATTAAAACAATACCGTATGCTAAAACTGGAATTTGACGATATTAATGCCACAACATGCAGTAAAACTGTGAAAGATAGCGTACAAGGCTCTATGAAGAATCATCCGTACATAAAAGGCATACGGCATATAGAGGGCGTTGCAGATGAAAGCTTGTTATATAAGAAATCGGATTTAAAAGCGCAACTTAAAGCGGTCGAAGATTTTGTAAAGTCAATTGAAGATTCCAAAGTCAGAAAAGCAATTGAGATTTACTACATAGATGATCTTGATGAATCCTGTGAAAAACCGACTTGGGAAAATGTCGCCGATAAGTTTAAGGACGGCTCTACCGGAGATTCTATTAGAAAAATGGTAGAAAGATTTTTTAAAAAAACTTGATTTCTGTCCGTTTTGTCCGGAATGTCCGTTTTAGGGTGTGCTATAATTATAATAAGGAATGATATAAATAGACGGTTGAAGCTTTTCAGCCGTCTATAATTTTTAAGGATATTGAATGCCACTATGTTTCTATGTTATCATAGTTATCATATTTTTAGGTGTAAAAAATGTTTACTGTAAATCAGATAAAAGAAATGATAAGGCAAAATGATATGCATGCATTCTACAACGATAGAGGCTGGCGCAGGATATCTCACGAGGTTATGCGTGAGCAGCATAATGAATGCCAGCTTTGCAGACAGATACAGCAGAGCCAAGGTTGTACACCATGTATGCTACTTGCGCAAACGTCCTGACCTTGCATACAGCCGTACCTATACGGACAGCGAGGGCAGAGAACATAAACAGTTAATCGCTCTTTGTCAAAATTGTCATGAGCAGATACATAACAGAACTTTATATTTAAACGCAAAGAAAAAATTTACGAACGAAGAAAAATGGTAAGGTAAATTAAATGTTAAGGTCAGACATTTAGAAACTATCGTAAGAGTATCAAGCCGACTCCGCAATTTTGCGGAGCCGAAAAACCTCATAACCCCCCGTTAGAAAAAACAGAAATATTTAAAGGGGGCGTACACCGAGGGGAATATTAGACAATTCAGATTTATTGATTTTTCAATAAGGGGGGTGGTATCATGCAGGAAATTGAGTTTGATCCTAAAATTTTTAAAAATTCTAAGAAATGCAAAGCGGTCAAAAAGGATTTATTAGAACAGCTTAAATGCAGGGGCGCTGATACCCCCGTATTTCATGATCTGGTTGAAGATTATATGTCCCTATGGCTAACTAAGGAACTTCTTAGAGCAGATATAGAAAATACCGGTATTCGCATAGCGTATGATAACGGCGGCGGTCAAAAGGGCTATAAGGATAACCCGAGCATAGAACGGCAAATCAAGGTCAATGCTCAAATGCTAAAGCTTCTTTCTGAGCTCGACATAAAAACAAGCAATATTATAAGCGAGGTAGAAGATGAGCTCTGAGCTCAATCGTTACATAAAGCAGTATATTGACCTTGTGCGAAGCGGAAAAATAGCCGTATGCAATGAGCAGCTAAAACTATGCGATTTGGTAGAAAGTATTTTCAGAAAGGAGGATATTTACGTTGATGAACAGCAGTTAGAAAAGTATCTCAGTTATCAAAAATATTTTCCCTATAAGCTTTTTGAATGGGAACAGTTTGTATTTGCGCTTCACAATTGCACATACAAATCTGACGGAAGTTTGCGTTTTCCGATTCTGTTTATTTATGTCGGACGTGGAGCCGGTAAAAACGGTTTCCTTGCTTTCGAGGATTTTTGTCTTCTTACTCCGGCAAACGGCGTTAAAGATTATCACATTGATATTTTCGCCATGTCGGAAGACCAGGCAATGCAATCCTGGAATGACGTTTATAACATACTTGAAGATAATAAAAATGTAATGAAAAAACATTTTTATTGGAACAAAGAAATTATACGAAATCTGAAAACAGGCTCGGAATTCCGTTACCGCACGTCAAACGCGAAAACCAAAGACGGCGGACGACCGGGAAAGGTCGACTTTGACGAATATCACGCTTATGAAAATTATAAACTGATTGACGTGGCTACCACCGGACTTGGAAAAAAAGCGTTACCACGGCGGACTATAATGTCAACCGACGGATTAGTAAGAGGCGGACCGCTTGACGATTTAATTGAAAAATGTGAAAATATCCTGAACGGCGATATTCCGGACAACGGTACGCTTCCATTTTTATGCAGACTTGATCGCGACGAAGAGGTTGACGAAAAAAAGAACTGGACAAAGCCTAATCCGTCTCTTCCCTATTTACCGCACTTGTTTTCAGAGCTTGAGCAGGAATATTTCGATTATACGCTAAATCCGGCCGCCAATACGTCTTTTATGGCAAAACGAATGAACAGACCTCCCAAGGAGCTTGAAAATGAAGTTACGGCGTGGACTAACATACTTGCTACCAATCAACCTATTGATGAAGACATCCTGATTGGAATGCCGTGCGTGGCCGGTATTGACTATATGCAAACTACAGACTTTTTAGGAGCCGGACTGCTGTATAGAATCGGTAAAAAAGACTACTGGATAACGCATACATGGGTTTGCAAAAACAGTCCGGATTTAAAAAGGATCAAAGCGCCCCTTGAGCAGTGGGCTTCACAGGGACTACTGACTTTTGTTGACAGCAGCGAAATACTTCCGGAATTGCCCGTTGTGTGGCTTGCAAATGAGGCGGCAAAGCGTGACAGTCAGATTCTTAAAATAGGAATTGATAATTTCAGATATTCCTTGCTTTCAAAGGCTTTAAGGAGCATATACTTTTCAGCGGATAAGGATTTCGGAAATGTAGTAAAGCTCAGACCGTCGGATGAAATGCTTAATATTCCAGTCATAACGTCCGGCTTTGTCAGTCACAATTTTGTCTGGGGAGATAACCCGCTGATGAGATGGGCTTGCCAGAACAGTAAAACAATAACAAGCCCTGCCGGAAACATTACATATGGTAAAATTGAACCTAAAAGCCGCAAGACGGATCCGTTCAAGGCCTTTGTAGCGGCAGAATGCGTTTCTGAATGCCTTAACGCTTACGCCGATACAAATGAAAGTTCTTTTGATATGGGGGTTATATCGTTTGACTGAAATATTTTATTATACTCATAAGCGTTTCGGCAATAGCCGGAGCGTTATTTTTATATATCACTAAAAAAGAAAGAGGTAGAATTATGAAAAGAAAATCAAAGAAAATACTTGCAGCCGTAATGGGGCTGACGTTGATGTCGGCATTGTCTGTCGGATGTCAAAGACAGTCTGAAAGAGTATCGTACAATATTTCAAAGCAAGCTGATAACTTTAACACAATTAGGCAAATAACCGTTATTAACTGCATTCAGGGCGATGTACTTTTTCAAATGACCGGAAAAATGTCCTTAAATGTGGATACCGCAGAAAATCAGCTTGAAATAATAGTTGAAGATGAAAACGGCGCATATAAAAAGCATTTTATAGGGCTATCAGATAACGTTACTTATACGGTCGAAGATGTTACGGATAATTACGTTGATAATTACCACTATACGCTTAACTTCAATCCGAATATGTGGATTCCGGTAAACTTTGAAACTATTGATTAAGCGCTTTTATGAGCGCTCTTTTCATGCCCTGAGCACGGCATAAAACTGCTTAAATATTTTTTGGAGGTAATGTTATGGCAGAAGAAGCTACCGTAAACAATCAGAATCAAGGACAGAATCAAAATGCTGGCAATTCCGATACGCAGTCCGTTAATGCCCGCGAAATTGACTACGGCAAAATCGCCGAAATTGTTGCAAACGGCACAGAACAGAAGGAATCGGAAATACTCAGGAATTATTTTAAACGTCAGGGATTGTCTCAGGAGGAAATGTCAGCCGCGATCAACGCCTATAAGGAGGAAAAGGCAAAGAATACTCCCGATTTGAATGAAATCCAGTCGCAGCTTGCACAGGCGCAGAAAGCCGCCTTGACGGCAGAGATTCAGCGAGCCGGCACTCTGGAAGCCATTACAATGGGAATTGACGTAAAGACAGCGCCGTATATTCTTAAAATGGCGGATATGAGCGGAGTTACCGGAGAAGACGGAAAGATCAATCAGGAGGCGTTGAAAAACGCTATAGCAAAGGTATTAGAAGACATACCCCAGTTAAAGCCGCAGGCCGGCGGAGCTAAAGGCTTTAAATTCGGAGCCGATGGAGATTCCGGAGACAATAACGCGAACAACGACGCTCTTAAAGCGGCGTTCGGGCTTTAATACAAAGAAAGGATGATATAAATGGCAGTATATGATTACGCGACGACCTTTACAGGCTTGCTTCAGGAGAAATATTCAAAGGAGCTTTGCTCAGACGCACTGACTAAGAGCAATATGCAGGTGCAGTTTATCAATGCTCAGACTATCAAGCTTCCAAGAATGACGCTTAGCGGTTACAAGGATCACTCGAGAACGCCGGGCTTTAATTCCGGTACTATGTCAAACGATTGGGAGCCTAAAAAGCTTGAGCATGACAGAGATATAGAGTTTTTCATCGATCCGATGGATATCGACGAAACTAATCTCACGCTTTCAGTTGCAAATATTCAGAACACATTTGAGACTGAGCGTGCTATTCCCGAAAAGGACAGCTATCGTTTTTCTAAGCTTTTTGCGGAGCTTACAACTTACGGCGGAAATATCGACGCTACCGTTTTGACAGCGGCTAATATACTTGATAAATTTGACGATATGATGACCGCAATGGACGAGGCGGCAGTGCCGGAGGAGGGCAGAATTCTGTACGCAACTCCGACTGTCAAAAAGCTTCTTAAACGCGCGGAAGGTATTCAGCGTAATATCGATGTTAGCAGCCAGTCGGGAATTGACAGGCGGGTGCATAGTCTTGATAACGTTGAAATAAAAAGCGTTCCATCCGCCAGAATGAAAACGCAGTACAATTTTACGGACGGCTGTACTCCGGCAGACGGGGCAAGACAAATAAACTTTATTCTTATTCATCCATCCTGCGTTGTTTGTAGGGATAAGTACAGCTATATCAAGCTTTTTACTCCTGGAACAGACAGCAGGACCGCAGACGGTTATTTGTATCAGAACCGCAATTACGGGGATCTGTTTTTGCTTGAGATGAAAAAAGACGGTTGTGCAATGAACGTAGAGCCGGCAACTGTTGAGGAAGAGAATACGGAACAGGAAAGCGTATAAGGAGATGATAAAATGAAAGCGATAAAAGGAAACAAGGTATACGATATAACCGAACAGGAAAAGCAGTCGTACATAAGCCGCGGCTTTGATATACAAGACGAAGACGGAAATATAGTTTCCTACGGCAAAGGCAAAAGCGTACCGTTCAGCGAATATGAAAAGGTAAGATCAGAGCTTGAAAAGCTGAAAACCGAACGTGAAACGAAGCCGCCTAAAAAGGAAAACAAATGATGTACGCAGACAGCGCATATTACGCCGACGTCTACGGCGGTACGACAATACCGGAAGAATCTCGTAATAAATACCTCGGTTTTGCGTCAAGACACGTTGATTCCCTGACCTACAACAGGATAGTGGGCCGGGGATTTTCTGAGCTTACGCCTTTTCAGCAGAACATTATCCGCGAAGTGGTTTGTCTGCAAGCGGATTTTGAATATGAAAATGCCGACGAAATCGGTAGTATACTTTCCGGCTATAGTATCAACGGGGTATCGGCTCAGTTTGGAAGCTCGTGGAACATTTACACGGATAAAGGGGTAGCAATAAGGAGCGATGTTTACGCGCTGCTGTCCCAGACAGGTCTGTGCTGCAGATTAATGAGGTGATTAAATTGAAATATCCGTGTCTTGTGCCGAAAAGACTGTGCAGAACTCCCGTTATCGTTGAAATAGAACAGGAAGGGCTTAATAAATACGGAGAGCCGAATAAAAGCGTTGTTATAAAAGAAATGTGCAATTATCAGGATAGCGGCCAAACAATTCTCACCGCTGAAAAAAAGCTTATACAACTTTCCGGTACAGTTCTTTTCACCGGCGATATAGCGCCTGAAATACCGAATATAACAGGCGGTACGGTAACGGTAAACGGAAGTTTAAGGCGTATTTTTAAAGGACAAAAGGCGAGAAATCCTGACGGCTCCGTAAATTATACAAGATTGGATCTGATATAATGCAAAAAAATGTAAGCTGTAATATAAAGCTGAATGAAACAGCCATTAAACAGCTTGAACGCGCGCAGATAACGGCTCTTGAAAAAACTGCCGAATTTATCCACACCGATGTTGTGCAATCGCAGACGATACCGTTCGACGTGCCGACGGAAAAAGAAAAAGCGGCGGGCAAGACAACCGCCGGAACATTACAGAACGAAAAGCATTTTATCGATTCGACACAAAGTAAAATAGGTAAGGTATTCGTCTGCGTTGAGGGACCCTACGCCCGACGGCTGTATTTTCACCCTGAATATAATTTTGATAAGGGCGAAAATCCCTATGCCGGCGGAAAATGGTTTGAGCCTTACAAGGACGGAGGGAAAAAGAATTTAAAGGTCAGGGCGGCGTTTAAGCAATTTTATAAACGGGAAACGGGGGTATGAAATGCTTTATCTGTCTGATATACGCGATTTTATCGGAACAATGGGAATAACTGACGACGAAAAGGTTTACAGCGGCAAAATGCCGGATAAGAACTTCAAGAGTATAGGAGTTTATAATCTGAAACGTTCTCGTCCGCCGAATATACCGGCGGGAGGATTGAAAAACAGCAGCTATGGCGTAAGGTCCGTTTCTCTGCTTTGCCATTGGAATAAAAGCCAGCGTGAAACAGAGCGCGCCGCTCAGCGGCTGTGGAATGAGCTTTACAGTACGAGAAATTCGGTAATAAACGGAAACAGAATACTGTTCGTAATGCTGTTGCTCGATGAGCCTGTATCGGTTGATACGGATGAAAACGGCATATATGAATATGTAATTGAATGCGATTTTTATTATGAAAGGAAGGAATGATTAATATGGCTGGAGAATCAGTTAAATATACCTCCGGAGTTCACGCAAATTATGATATTGCCTTTAGAATAGATACGGCGGGGTTAAATTTCACGGACGGTCAGGCAATGCCTAAAAGCCCTAAAACCATAAGCGACGCCGAAGGGCTTTCCATAAGCATTGACGGAGGAGTCGAGGAATGGAATCCGATGGACGGTGAAGGTTGGACTAAAAGACTTGTAACAGCTAAATCCATTACCATTTCAATGACCGCGAAAAGAAACAGCGGCGACCCGGGGAACGATTATATAGCCGGCTTATTTATGAAAACGGGCAACGATTGTTATTCGTTTTTTGATATAATTTTCCCCAACGGCGACGAGCTGGGGATGCCGTGCGTTGTTAATGTAACGTCTCTCGGCGGCGACAGTACGGCAATAGACGCTATGGAGTTTGAAATTTTAAGTCACGGAAAGCCGGAGTATATAAAGGGATCGGCTTCGGTATAAATTGACAAAAAAAGACACCCGTGGTATAATAACCGTGCGGGTGTCTGCATAAAACGGTAGGCGGTTCAATTCTTCCTCCAGTATTGGAGGTGAGTTACTATGGGCATAATGGAAATACTTACTTTATTACTTGTAATTATTGAAATAGTTAAGCTTGGTAACAATAATAAAAGAAAATAACCGCCCCACTCCTACATAGGGCGATTATTTATTTACGCTGTATTCGGAGGTGAACCGCTTATCGCAGACGCCCCTTTTCATTTATTATTATACCACAATTTAATAAAAAGTCAAGCGTTTCGTAGAGGAACGCTTTTTTCATGCTTAAATTTAAGAAAGAGGTAAATAAAAATGATTGATATTTCAAAAAAAATTACAAACGAGCTACCTGTTATCAAGATAAGCGAAAACCTTATTGTGTCCGTAAACAACAGGAAAAGTAATGTGCTTACAGTTCAAGCAATGATAGCGGAATCGGAAAACGCTGAAAAAAGCGGCAAAAAAGCCGATGAGTTTAAATTCATGGATACCGTTCTGAGAACGCTTACAAATTCGAAAACTGTCGACGAGATTAATAGTCTTGATCTTCCTTTGCCGGAGTATAAGACGATATTCAACGCAGTAATGGCCGCGTGCTCCGGTCAGACGCTTGAAGAGTTTGAGGAAAGCCAGAAACGATTTCAATAATAAAACAGAATATTGGTACGACTTATTTGACGATTGGGAGCTTATAGAAGCGTCGTTTGCCGCTCAGTATAACATACGACTGAGAAATGAGGAAAACATGTCCTGGCCTGAATTCTGCGCTTTACTGTCCGGTATCATGCCGGACACTCCGCTGGGGCAGATCGTTTCAATACGTTCTGAAAAGGACCCGAAAATTATAAAGGGATTTAATAAGGAACAAAAGAAAATACGCTCCGATTGGCAAAAGAGAAAATCAAAGCAAAGAAAAATGGACAAAGGAACTTATGCTAAGTACTGGGCCAGTTTTCAGGAAATGGCAAAAGCGGCCTTTTCTAAATAGAAAGGAGGTATCTGATTGGGAACTAATGTGGGTAGCATAAATTTAGGACTAAATATTGATCCTACTGCTTTTACTAAAGGCATTTCTTCCGCTAAAACTTCGGTTAAAAACTTTTTTAGTTCTGTTTCAAAAGATTCGGAAACAGCGGTCAAAACTATCGGAATTAGCTTTGAATCGGCAAGGTCTCAAGTTGGCAAATTAGCGGCAGAATATAAAAAACAAGGAATGTCGGCAAGTGAAGCAATGGCAAAGGCGTGGAAAGATGTTGACTATCACAGTAATAACGGCAGTAAAAGTGTTAAAAAAGGATTAAAAATTATAAAAAATGAATCTAAAAGCACTGCTGAAGCAATGACGTCTAATTTTTCAACGGCGTTTAAGAAAATTGCTGTACTCGCCGTATCTGCCTTTTCATTAAAAAAGGTGATTGACTTTTCGAAATCCTGTCTTTCCTTAGGCTCCGACCTTGCGGAGGTACAAAACGTTGTAGACGTAACCTTTAAGTCTATGAGCTCGGGGATTAACAGCTTCGCTCAAACCGCAATAACCCAGTTCGGACTGTCAGAAACCGCCGCCAAGAAGTATGCGGGAACGTTCGGCGCAATGTCAAAGGCTATGGGACTTTCAGAATCGGCCGCATACGAAATGTCTACGGCCGTTACAGGGCTTACCGGAGACGTTGCGTCGTTTTTCAATCTTTCGGCTGATGAAGCGTATACAAAGCTCAAATCAATATGGACGGGCGAAACGGAAACGCTTAAAGACTTAGGCGTCGTTATGACGCAGACCGCACTTGATAATTACGCCTTGAACAACGGCTTCGGCAAGACCACCAAGAACATGACGGAACAGGAGAAGCTTATGCTGAGATACCGATATGTCATGTCGTCGCTGTCTGACGCTCAAGGCGACTTCGCCCGTACTCAGGACAGTTGGGCAAACCAAACAAGGGTACTAAGCCTACGGTTTGAAAGCTTAAAGGCGACGCTTGGGCAGGGCTTTATAAACGTTTTTACTCCCATTTTAAAGGGATTAAATATGCTTCTTGGCAAACTGCAAACAGTGGCTAACGCGTTTAAAAGCTTCACTAACGGACTTATGAATAAGGACGGTATAGAATCGGCATTGTCGGGCGGTACCACAGAAGCGGCGTCGTTGGGCGCGGGAATAGCCGACGCCGGAGACGAAGCGGTAACGGCGGCTAAGAAAGCCAAAAAAGCTTTAGCCGGTTTTGACGAGATAAACACGTTAAGCTTCGGCGATTCCGAAGACAGTGCGGCTTCAGATGTCGGAGCTGGTTCCGGCAGTATTGATTTAAGCGGTATCAACGAGGCGAACAGTGCCGTTGACAGTATGGCTGAAAATATGGGGAAAAAATTCAGAGACATATTCAGCAAAATGAAAACGGCCTTAGACCCCGTATTAAATTCTCTATCACGCCTTAAGGAAGCGCTGAATCCTCTTAAAGATTTCAGTTTTGGCGCTATAGAAAGCTTTTATCAAAAAGTACTTAAACCGATAGGTAAATGGACGCTTGGAAAAGGAATACCAGGCTTTATAGATTGTCTTACTGAGCTTGTAGAAAGTATTGATTATGATAGTATAAGCGGAGCGTTAGATGATTTGTGGGATTCAATCACCCCGTTTGCATTAAACGTGGGCGAGGGACTTCTTTGGTTCTTCCAAAATGTTCTCACGCCCTTAGGAACTTGGACGGCAAATGAGCTTCTTCCGGCTTTTCTTGGTATACTGGCTGGCGTTTTTGATGTGCTGAATACCGCTATAGAAGCGTTAAAGCCTATGGGGGAGTGGCTTTTTGACAATTTGCTTAGGCCTATTGCTGAGTGGACCGGCGGTATAATAATAGACGTTTTAACCGGAATATCTGACGGCTTGACTAAATTAAGCGACTGGATATCGGAGCATCAGACACTTGTTGAAGATTTTGTTATCATTATTGGCGTGATGGGATCTGCCTTTGCAATAGCCCCTAAAATTATTGCCGTAGTAAACGCTGTTAAAGCTTTTTCGGCCGCCGGAGGTATCGCGACAGCAGTTCAGAATGCATGGAACGCTTCAATGCTGGCAAATCCGATAACATGGGTTGTCGCAGGAATCGCGGCACTCATCGCTATTATAATCTTATGCGTAAAGCATTGGGAGGATATAAAAGAAGTCGGTGCGGCAGCATGGGAACACATAAAAAATGCGTGGAATGCAGCAGGTGATTTTTTTGGCGGCCTATGGTCAGGGATTAAAGATATGGCTTTGACTGTATTTAGAACAATCGGAGATACTGTTGGAAAAATGGTTGGAAACATAGTCGATACTTTTGGTGGTATTATAACCGCATTAAAAGGCATAGTTCAATTTGTTTCTGGAGTATTTAGCGGCGATTGGGGGAAAGCATGGGAAGGTATCAAAAATATATTTAAAGGCGTATGGGACGCGCTGGTATCAATTATAAAAACGCCTATAAATGCTGTTATAGGTTTGATTAACGGCATGCTTTCAGCTATTGTCGGAGCAGTTAATGCTGTAATTCGTGCGCTGAATACCATAAGTTTCGATATACCCGATTGGGTTCCGGGAATAGGGGGAATGCATTTCGGTTTTGACTTCGGAGAGCTTACACCTCCGCAAATTCCGTATCTTGCCAAAGGCGGACTTGCATATCAGCCGACGCTTGCAATGGTAGGAGACAACAAAAACGCCCGGACGGATCCGGAGGTTATTTCGCCTCTGTCAAAGCTGCAAGGGATCATATCCCAAAGCGGCGGAAACGGCAACGACCGTATATACGAACTGCTGATGAAAATATACGAGCTGCTCAGACAGCTTGACCTTGTCGCGCAGTTCAATATTGACGGGCGTATGCTCGAGGAGGTAATCATACAGCTTATGAATAAAAACTCATTTATAACAAACGGAAGGTGATGGGATGAATTTAATTAAAATCGGGAGCTATAATACGCCGCCGCCTGTATCATATTCTGTTACGGCTTCCGATCTTGACAGCTCTGAAAGCGGCAGAAGCGAATCGGGGTATATGTCAAGAGAGCGTATAAGAGGCGGCGTTAAAAAACTAAACGCGACATGGAGGGTTACAACAGACGAGCTGCTGGCGCTTACCTCCGCTATTTCAGCGCCGGCGTTGAACGTTACCTTTTTCTTTCCTGCAAACGGTTATTATGCTGAAAACGTAACTATGTATGCAGGGGACAGATCGCTTAATCTGATAACAAATATTGACGGGGAAAATGCGGCTCAATGGGAATTCAGCGTTAATTTTATCGAATATTAAGGAGGTTTTATGTATAAGGTAAGCGACGAATGCAGAGCGATTCTGAACAGTCCCGACAGAACTACAGATTTTTACTGTCAGGTTACATTTCCCGGCGGAAGCTTAAGGAGAATAGGCAGCGAGAATATAAAAAGCGGTACTGCCTATGTAAAAAGCAAGTGCGTAAGCGGCTCGGATTTCGAGCTGGGCGCCGTATGCATAGGAGAATTCGGCGTATCTCTTTTAGACGACAATATTGACAGCGGGAATTATCAGGGGGCGGTTATTCGCCCCTTTTGCTGCGTAAGGCTTTCCGACGGTACTTTTGAAGAGATTCCCATGGGAGTTTTCAACGTTACCGAAATAAGCGTTCCGGATAGCCGCACTACAAAGCTGGTATGCTATGACGATATGGTCAAGTTTGACAAGGATTTTATTCCGCCGTACGGCGACGGTTCCGCGTTTGATATTCCGGTTACATTGTGGCTCGGGCATATAGGCAATAACTGCGGCGTCGTCGTATCGGAGGAAAGCTTATACAATATTTCCGGTATGAGCAACGGCGGCAGGACAATGGGTTTTGCGACAGCCGCCCCGTGCAACAAGGATATTAAAACTTTTCGCGACGTTCTGACAATGATAACGCAGCTTTTATGCGCATGCGCGGTCATAAACAGAAAAGGCGAGCTTGAAATCATTAACTTTGACCGCAGATATTCCGAGGCGTATCCGGATTATGCAAGAATAATAAACGGCAGTCAAAGAAAATCCGCAGCCATAAAGAATAAAAAACTTTATGACGCCGTTTCCGTTTCGCTAACCGGACTTACAGGCGACAAATACAAGCATATATATCCGCCTGAATCCACGTCTGCAAATACGCTTGCCATTGACGACAATCCCATATTGCGGCTTAGTGAAATTAACGTTGTGGAGGAATATTTAAAGGAAATAGCCGACCGTCTTTTTATGCTGACTTATTACGGAGCGGAAGCGGAAATATTCGGTGATCCCACAATAGACGCAGGCGACCATATTCTTTTGACGGGAGGCGTAGCGGGGCAGGGTGTACGAATATTAGTCACAAAAAACGACTGGACTTACAGAGGCTCCCATAAAATAACCAGCGACGCCAGCATGATACAGGCGAAATCCCGGAAAAATACTACCTCGTCAGGAGGCGGAGGAGATACTCCGATTTATACCGATCTGCGTAATCAGTATATTTACAGACTTCCTCCGGTTTTTGCCGGAACTCATCAGAAACGGCTCTGCCGTATCAGCTTTCAACCTAAGGAATACGGTTCTCCGGTAGAAATTACGGGGCAGATATGTATTGATATGATTCAGCCCGGCACGGTGACTGTAAATAATTCTATTAACGGATACGACACTAAAATTGCGGTTCAGCAGTATCTTTGCAAGGGACTGCATACGCTTGATATATCCCTTCCTGTCAATACTTCGGAAATTAAAACTTATACTGTTAATTTTTACATACAATGCAGCCACGGACACGGAGAAAGTATAAGCGAGGACTATACAAGAGCTAACGCTTATATAGCGGTAAGTGGGCGCTTTGACGAGCCGAAATTTGAAAGCTTCAGCAGTTGTATAACTACTGTCAGCTATATTGGAACGGCAGCCGCCGGAATACCGGTAATAGATTCGGAGAGTACTTGCAAAGGCGTGGTAGAGTGGGGAGACGGTACGTCGGAGGAATATTCTCCGGCTAAGTCTTACAGCCATACCTACAATGAAATCGGTGATTATACTATGACGGTAGACTGCTATATGGAGAAATTTGTATGCACGGGAAGCGTTTCGTCCATATTGCTTGCCGATTCTGTCAGATCGGTAGACGACGGGGCGTTTGCACAGCAAAATCAACTTCATTTCGTATATATACCGCCTCGTGTAAAGAGCATAGGAAATTATGCTTTTTCCGGAACCATACTTAAAAGCGTATATATTTCTAATGATTGCGAATATTTTCCGGCTTCGTTTCCGGAGGACTGCGCCGTTAGGTTTTATCCGTATATTAACAATGACGGGGAAGGAAAGGATAAAAGCGGAGAATATACGCAAGATACTCAAGCAAAGGTCTGGGTGATACTTCACGGCTTAAACAAAAAGCCGTCGGTTACGGTCGTAGACGATACCGGAGCGGTTGT